TTAGTAGTTGATACGATGGCTTAGCCTCCTTCACCATGGTCCTGATCTTGTCAAAAAGATCAGGGCCATGGAAAAAGATAGCACGTAAGCATCCATTAACATTAACTTCAGTAAGTTCATCATCTGTCATCATTGGGTGTTTTCTAATCCAATTCATAGGTTCAATGGCAGCAGATAGTTCCATTAGCGGGATATACATCCCCCACTGGCATCCGGTTTTGTTTTTAAGAAAACCAATGTCAGTAAGGGGAAGAGATGCTTGGGGTTTTCCAGTTTTTTCAGGTGAGGTGTATTCCATATTATGCGAGGCAAAATATTCACACACTGATTCACCGTTGTAATATTTAGTCATAGCGGGGATGACGGCCACAATGTGGTCATCACCCATCACTCGTAAACTTACAAAGGTTTTGAAATGATACATACTACGATATTCTACAGGCACGGTGGCGAGCCATGCTTCGTATAACATAGTATGAGTCATATCACTACCTAAAAACTGAGTTACCCAAACACCACTGGCTAGGGAACCAGGAACAGAAACTAACATGCCTTCAAAAGCATACCAGGGTTCTGTTACACAGATTATCAGTGCTTCGGCCATACGCAATTGTATGGGAGAAAGCACTGCTTTTATGGGAATCAACATTCTTTTCATGGAACGTATCATCCGAGACTTCTCGAGTCGTCCGTCATAGGAACCAAAATCGGCTCCAAATCCTAACGGTGATTTTTCAAAAAGTCCGCTCATCATGGTTGACCATGACGAGCCTAATCTGTCTACTTTTCCGGCATATGACACATCTCGGTAATTCTCCATTAACGAGTTGGCATATGGCCCGAAAAATTGCTTCAACAAAACATTCATAATGAGGGGCGCCACTGTGAAAAGTCGGGTCTTTGCAGACCTGGCCTTTTCACAGGGACGTCTCTCATCCTTGAGAGCACAAAGGAGGACGAAGTCTGGAACACGATCTGATGCGATCATGTTCCAGGCCTCATCATACTTTGTCATGAATGTTTCTGTTGGAAGCAATTTTCCAGTTACAATGTCGCGGACAAATAAATCATCTTTTTTCTGACCGCTTAATACCCAGGGATATCCGCACGAAGTGGACATATCCAAAGTCTTAAGCTGAGGGAAATCTAACGATCCATTTATTGCTTCATCAAGAGTGAGTATTCGTTTGGGGCCGTAGTAGAGCATGCCTGTTACCAATTCATCCATATCGTTTTGCGATTGGGTGAAAATTGACGGTGATGGTGGTTCCATCTGAGTTGTCAATTTAGCAACAGCCTTGCTCCACAAATCGACTCCTGGTGGGATTCGAGGGTCTTTTTGTGAGATTATAGAGGGTTCAGTTACGTGTTCTTGAATGAGATCATGAATTTTTGAAGGTTTGAGAGTTGTTTCGGGCGGAGAATAAACCGGACGACTCATTGTACCAACGATTTCCATGGATCCAGATACGTGGTTTACGCCACGTTCGGATCCACTGAAATCGATTTTACAATGAGGTTCCATTATTATTCGGTCAAGAGGAGTGGAGGGGAGGTGTTTTTCTAAAAGAGAGCGGGTTATTAATAAAAATAACCCCTGATCAGTTGATTTATCTTTA